CTGTATCACTGGTCAAAGACGTGGGACAAAGTAGGGAGTCCTCTCGTTGGGTCAATGAATGCGTGGGAGTTCCGTCGTGGCTTCTTTCATCGAATCGAAATTACCGTTATGGAGTTCATGCGTCTGGCGAAGGTGATCTTTCGTCATCATCCGGTTCAGCATGTGAAGTTGACGGATTTAGTTGTGGGGGGATATCTGCAACGTCCGGGTACTTTTATTCGGATTGGGACATCCCTCAGAATTCACCACGATGGGACAGGAACTGCCCTGCCGATGTCCTTCAAGATGCTGCTCAAGGGGAGAGTTGACTATACGTATCCTTCTGAAGTAGATTTTCAAGACTATCAGTACGATACAGAAGAACTTGCTCACGAAGACATCTCGCAGGCGTGTGTGGCGTTCGGACGGCAGTTAGTAGGGCTGGATGCGTTGACCTTTGAACTGGCAGGAACATAAGAAATCACGGAAGGTCGTCCACCATGAAAGTCACTCAACGCGATGGAACAGCAGAACGTCAGGTGATGATTGGATGCATCGTGTCAAAGAAAGTCCTCGCGGCAGTCGCCCAGAAATGGAAAGATCATGGACTCTTCAGTTCCCGACATGCGAATCTTATCGTACAGTGGGCAGTTGTTCATTATCGAAAGTATAACACCGCCCCGAAAGGTGCCGTCCAGCAGTACTTCCACGAGTGGGCCGACACCAACAAAGACGCTGAACTTGTGGGAGCAGTGGGAAGTCTCCTGTCGGGGCTATCTGCGGAAACCGAAAGACTGAAACAACAGCTTACCCCGGATCACCTGCTCGACATCGCGGGGAGGTATTTCGAGGGTGTCCGTCTGAAAGACCTGGCAGCCCAGATGACAGCTTGCCTGGAACGTGGGGACGTCGAGCAGGCTCATGCTCTCGTAGAGAAAAGCCGCAAGATTGAACTGGGACTTGGTTCAGGAATCGACGTCCTGACGGACCAGGCAGCACTGGAAGCCGCTTTCGAGAGGCGAACGGAGTCCATGCTGGAACTTCCCGGTGCAATGGGGAATTTCTACGACAAAGCCCTTCGCAGGGGTGGATTCGTGTCTTTCTTGTCCAAAGAAAAAGGGGGGAAGTCATACGACCTTCAGGATATCACCATTCGAGCCGTGCAGCAGGGACTGAAGGTGGCTTACTTTGAGATGGGCGACGACACGCGGGAAGACGTGATGATTCGCTTTGCTTGCCGGTCCACGGAGCGTCCATTCGATGCGGACGGGAACAGGACCAAGCGGATTCCGATGCCGGTCAAGTTGGAATCGAACGACGGAGAAATGCCTGACGTGGCAGTGGAGTGGGAAGACCGGACGTGCATCACAGTTCCCCACGTCAGGGAAGTGTTCGCTCAGATGGCAGAGAGTGGTCATCTGAAACTATGGAACAATCCAGCCGGGACACTGTCCGTTACAGCGGCAGACGCGATTCTGGATGAGTGTGCCAGGGACGGATTCTTCCCCGACATCGTTTGTTTTGACTACGCGGATTTAGCGGCACCCATCGACCGGAAGTTGGATAAGCTTGATCAGGAAAGGGAAACCTGGATGGCGATGCGTTCGATGTCCCAGAAGCGACACACGCTCGTCCTGACCGCGACTCAGTGTAATCGGGAAGGGTTTGAAGCTCGCGTGTTGAAACGGGAACACATTGGGGGATATCACCTGAAGATGGCATTCGTCACGGGAATGGTGGGAATCAATCAGACCCCCAAAGAGAAACAACTAGGTCTGTCGCGGAGAAACTGGGTTGTGGGGCGTGGACTGGAATTCGGTGAGAACCGATGTGCGTGGTACGCAGGCTGTTTGGCAATCGGTCAGCCGTGCCTGCTCAGTTCTTTCTAGGCAAGCACTGGCTTTCGATCCGAAGGACGACGGATTTCCTTTTTCGGTTCCGGAGTGGTCGGGGAAGATAATTCTTCCATCCACTTCGGAGTCAGTCCCAGTTCGCTGCGAGCTTCTTCTTCAGAGACGAGCGGTTCCCTCGCCAGGAACTCAGCCAGTCGGAGTCGATCTTCCCGAGTCATTCTGTCACCTCCAGTCGGGCGAAGCGTCTTGTGTGCAAATACTATACCCCTGTAAGACACAGAGAAGCAAGCAACGTTCGCGATAAAGTCAGACCGTGACTCGAAATGAATTTGCCTTATGTGTATTACAGGGTAGGATACTAGTACCCCATTGCGGCGGGTTAGTTGCCGTAACACGGCTTCGGCGTGGTCACGACAAAAGGCAAGCGATGTTGGTATCTCGTTCAGAACTGGTGAAACTTCTGGGAACCATCGGAGTCCCCGACGCAGGATCGTGGCCAGTGGGCAAGCTGTCCGTTCGCGTGAACGAGGGAACGGGAATTACCAAGTTCCTGGAATCACCGGAACAGGTGGAGTCCTTGAAGTCGTCCCAGGACGATTTGGACCTTTACGATAAGATTTACGCTCATCAATTTGGAGGAGGGACGGTGGAAGTGGTTGACGACGTCGAGCCAGAAGTTCGGGAATCCCAAGCTCCCCCGGCGACTGTGGAAGTTGTTCTGGTGAATTCCGATGGTTCGGAAGATCACGTTGCTTTGGAAAGTGGTGACAGTGTCGTGAATGGCATCCCCGATCTTTTGGAGGAGGGGGACACTCCACTGGAACCAACTCCTCTTCAAACCCACCACGACGGGTCGAATGTCGTGGAGACTCCTCCTCTTTCAGGGACGGTTGAATCAGACCGATTGCTCCCGGTTGATAGGAGCGAAGAACGGGCGAGTGGGGTGGAAGGACTGCTGGATACGAATTTGAATATTAACCGTGATCCAGCGGTTTCCGTGATTGAAGCCCCCGATGAAGAGGTCGATCGTGTCATCGAGGAAATCGAGACAGAATTCGATGACGAGATCAATGAACTGTTCTCAGGCACCTGCACAGAGCCGGAACTTCTCATCCCACCCCCACAGCCCAAACCGAAGCGGAAGTACGTCCGCCGCAAACCACTGAAGGCGAAGAAGCGGAAGAAGGGTGTCTACCGTGTCGGCAACAAGGACATGACCTGGGATGAGATGGTGGCTCACTACGACGCCAGCCCCCTCCCTGTACCGACCAAAGGGGTGGCCTACGAAATCGTTCGTATTCTGAAAGAGGCAGGGCAGAAGGATTCCTGCGTCACGAAGGCACAGCTTGTCAGGCTTCTGGGACTCAAGTTTCCGAAGAAGACTGAGAAGTCCCTGACCCACACCGTCAACAACCACGTCCCCACCCGACTGCGGATGGTGTATGGCTTGTACGTCTGGAAGAAGAAGGTGACTCGTGGTCCCTACGCGGGCAAGTGGGGGCATTTCCTGAATGGGAGGGGCAAGACTCCTCAACCCGGAGCCAAGAAAAGAAAAAAATACGGTTCCGTTTAATTTGCCTTTCACGGAAATGTGGACTATAAGAGTGGTGCCGAAGCAGTCAAAGTTATCCGGCCGGATCGGGGGAAGGTTGCTAGCGATCTGCCCCTGAAGGTGTGATGAGACGTCCTGTGCGACTCAGGAACTCACTACTTTGATTGCTTCGGATTGGTAGCGTAGCTCAAATGGATAGAGCACGGGGTTTCTAACCCTGATGTTCCGGGTTCGAGTCCCGGCGTTACCACTGTCAGGACTCGTTGGTCAGAAGGTGCGATCTCTTGAGGTGCGGGCGTGACTGGCGAGTCCTGACTTTATTTGGTGTCATCGGAGGGAATCAAGTGTGGCTTGCTTGACAGTCACACATGGTTAGCAAAGTCGAGCAGTTGCTCTTGGGGTGGTTCTGGTGAACCCGCTGGCGTAATTAGGCTCCGCTGGTTAAATGATGCTGCTATCAACGCAGCACGTAGTACCGGTCAGGCCACGTTCAATAGCCAGAGACGGAAGGTTCGATTCCTTCCAAGATCTTTGATTAGGGGTCAGAACTTTTTCACGCATGGAGCACTTGATGAAAACCCTGATGGGATTGGTAGTGATCTTCGCGGTTGCGACTTCCCTTGTTCCTGAACGAAAGGTGGTTTCCAGCAAGTCCCTCGTCAACAAACTGAAAATCAACGTCCCGGAAGACAACGAGACCGTCCCGATGGGCAAAGGGGGGTTCTGGGGATTCAGCGGAACCGTCGAACCGGAAAACGAGCCGGTGAATTACGAGATCTGGAGTCTGGAACCTGAATTACTCGACAAGGGTAAATGTGCCGTCAAGGGGAACATCTTCGCGTGGTCATTCGGACCGAACTGGCCCAAAGGAACGGTCGACATCAAAGTTTACCTGAAGAACATGCCCGCCGTCGATTATTACGTCGAGGGGCTGATCCTGACCGATCCACTGATTCCCCTGGTGGGATTGAAGAATGAACGGGTCACTACCCTCTGTCCGTTCAAGCGATTTCGGAGCAGGGGAGTTGGTTGTCGGGGATGATGGAACACAGAACTTTTCCGTCGCGAACTGGTCTTGGAGATCGACCCGCCCTCGCAAGAGGGAATGAAAAAGCCGGAAATCGAAAACCCTGAGACGACTAGGGGGAAGTAGCGTCAAGCCAGGCGACGTAGTGTGGGGACAGTCACCCGAAATGGCCTGGACACCTGTGACATTACCGCCGCAGTGGAAAGACACAGCGGCACGGAGGTTCCGGGCGTTGCTGGGGACAACGTAAAACCCATCCCACGATGAAGCAGCGATAGGTGCTGTGTAAAGCGGGGGCAAAAAAGGGCTGATGGTGCGGAGGCGTAAACGCACTGCTACAGGGTTCGATTCCCTGCGGAACCACTCAAACCATTCCCACCGCGACGAGTTCGTAATCGCGGAAGCATGTGACCTGCCATAGAATTGTCACTAAACCGTGCCTGATTTGTAGGTGCGGATGGTAGTTCCACGGAGTATGTATGACTCATCGAATCAACCGAGAGACGTTCCTGAATCTTCTTGGTCGTGTTCAACCTGGATTGTCAAAGAAGGGAACATTGGAGCAGAGTAAGGCGGTCGTTTTTCAGGATTCGTGGGCTTACGCTTTCAACGGCGAAATCTGTGTTCGCACTCAGTCCGGACTTCCTGACGACATCACGGGGGCGGTTGCTGCTGAACCCCTGATGCGATGGGTCGAAGCCATCAATGACGATGAAATCGACATCGCGATCAAGGACAATCAGTTCACCATGAAAGCAGGACGCAAGAAGTCCGCCGTCAGGCTTGAAGCGGAGATCACTCTGGCACTCGAAGACGTATCACTGCCGGAATCGTGGACGCTGCTTCCAGAAGACTTCTCACGGGCTGTGGAGCAAACCGAAATCACCGCAGCCGGGACCACGGAAGAGTTCAAGGCACGCTGTATCCACATTCACCCCGAATACCTGGAAAGCTGCGACAAGCGACAGGCTACACGGTTCATGGTCCGATCCGGGGTGACGGAGTCGTTTCTGGTACTGGCCGAAACCCTGTCCCAGATGGTGCCTTTGGGATTGACCAAGATCGGAACAACTCCCGATTGGGTTCACTTCCGGAACAAGACCTTAATCTTTTCCTGCCGCAGGCATATGGACGACTATCCCACGGACGGAGTCACGCGGCTCCTCTCGTTCGAGGGAACACCTGCCATCCTGCCCAAAGGGGCAGAAGTCGCAGCCAAGATTGCCAGCGTGTTCGCCAACGGCAAGGATGATAAGCTGGTCGTGAAGCTCACTCCTGGTCGAATGACGGTGTATGGTGGTGGGCCGCAAGGGTGGGCCGAGGAAGAACTCGACATCTCCTACGACGGGGAAGCGTTCGCGTTCCGGATCAAAGCCCAACACCTGAGTCGTCTGGTGAAGGCTTACGACGCCTGCCAGTTGAGCGATGGGCGGTTGAAGGTGGTGGGTGACAAATGGTCCTTCGTCTCAGTTCTTGGGAAATCGACAGAAGGCAAGGAGAAGCCCCCACGGGAAGCCGTCACAGTCCCTGCCGACGATGAGGACTCCGACGGCGACTACGGGAGTGATGACGATGAGTAGTCTTTGTCCTCTTTGCAAAGATTTGGGGATGGTGCCATCACCAGGCGATTGGAAGGAAAACGGTGGCTGGGAAGACTGTCCGATGTGTTACCCGCCAGAACCGAGGAAACTAGGATTGCTGTACCGTGCGTGGCGACGATTCCTTGCCTTCTACCGTCTTGACATGGAAGCTGTCTGTGAGATGTCGTGTGATGATCGGGATTATCACGACTACCCTGATAGTGGGCATGGTGAGCCATTTCATTTCGTCACAATGAAGTGCAAACGCTGCGGGAAAGAGTTTTACATTTGAGGGATTTCAATGATCATTTGCGTGGACTTCGACGGGACGATTGTGGTACATGAGTTCCCCGAAATCGGTCCACCCGTTTCGGGAGCGTTCGAGTGGATGAAGATGTGGCAGGAAGCAGGGGCGAAGCTGATCCTGTGGACGATGCGGAGTGATGGTCGGACGGGTCCAGGATGTGAGAATGCCCCTGTTCTGACGGAAGCGGTGGAATTCTGCCGCAGGAATGGGGTAGAGTTTCACGCTGTCAATGAGAACCCCACGCAGGCTTCCTGGACGCAATCCCCGAAGGTATACGCGAATTTGTACGTGGATGATGCGGCGTATGGGTGTCCGCTCCGTGGGAGTGGAAAAGCCGGTGGACGTCCGGTGGTGGATTGGTCCGTAGTCGGTCCCGAAGTTCTTGCGATGATCCTTGCTTGGAAGTGAGTATGGACGGATTCTTTTCCCCTGACGCCTTCGCCCCAACCAAAGTGGAGACCCCCCTTCGGGCCAATTGCGATGCCTGTTCTTTATTTCGTACTTGCAAGACACCGAAGATGCCGGTGGATGGGGAAGGACGAAAGGGGATTTTGATTGTCTCTGAAAGGCCAGGTCAAGACGAGGACACAGAGGGAAAGCCCTTCGTGGGACCGACTGGTCGTGATCTGAAGTCTACCCTCCGCAAGTACGGAATCGAAGTTCGGCGGGATTGCTGGCTCTACAACGCCGTCATTTGCAAGCCCCCCGAATCAACCCCTGCAAATGCCGTCGATCATTGCCGTCCAAACTTGATCAGGACGATCAAGGAACTGAATCCGTCCACGATCATTCTTCTGGGACACGACGCCGTCCGGTCGTTGATTGGGTGGCTCTGGAAGCCCAAAGTCGGTCCAATCGAACGGTGGGTAGGATGGAAGATTCCCGCACGGCAGATCAACTCGTGGATTTGTCCGACGTATCAACCCGCCAGTTTCTTCTATCATGGCCGGGACAAGTCCAAAGAGGACAAAGACCCCGTCAAGCGGATGGATTACGAGCGTCACCTGACGGAAGCCGTGCAATTACAGGGAAGGCCGTGGCCAGACGGTCCCCCGGACTACGAGAAGGAAATCGAGTGCATCCACTCCGCATCCGAAGCGGCAGAACGCATCAAAAAGTACACAGGCGGCACAATCGTTTTCGACTTGGAAACGAACATGAAGAAGCCGCATCATCGGCTGTCGGAAATCGTGACCTGTTCAATCTGTTGGGAGGGAATCGAAACCATCGCGTTCCCGTGGTATGGTCCTGTCTTGCCTGAGATGAAGCGTCTTCTTCTTGATTCGAGGGTGACTAAGCGTGGGACCAACATCAAGTTCGAGCATAATTGGATTCGGGAGAAGCTGGGCATTGAGGTTCGGGGCTGGGATCACTGTACGATGTTGACGGCTCACACGTTGGACCCTCGTGGTGGCAAGGAAGGTGGGGAGCGGAAGGATCAGTCGGGGATTACGGGATTAAAATTTCAGGCGTTCTGTCTTTTGGGTATGCCGGACTACAACTCCCACATCGAGCCGTATTTGCATTCGACAGATAAGGGTGGTTACGCAATCAACCGAATACGGGAATTGGACATGGGGCAACTGCTCCGATACAACGGGTTCGATTCTAGACTAGAGTGGGAAGTAGCTCGAATTCAGAAGGAAAGGCTCCGTCGTGCCAATACTGACCGGTCCTGAAATTGTTCGGATCGTGGAGTCCAGTCGAAACAGTCCGGAAACCTTACCGTTCCTGAAGATTGACCCATTCGACCCCGAACTGGCAGGGCCGAACTCCTACGACATCCATCTTGGAAATTCGGTGTCGTGGTATGTTTTAACTCCGATGCAAGATCCCTGTTTTGGGGGCGGGTTCATTGATGGCATTGATTCGCGGAATCCGGAAGTTTCTAGGATTCGCATTCCCGATACAGGATTCTTGCTCAGGCCAGGAATTCTGTATCTGGGCAGCACGGAGGAATGGATCGAGTGTCAGGGACTGGTTCCCTACATCGACGGACGTTCTTCGGTCGGTCGACTGGGCATTCAAATCCACCTGACAGCGGGACGTGGTGACGACGGATGGCGGGGACAGTTCACGCTGGAGATCACCTGCGTTCACCCGGTCATGATTTATCCCGGAATGCGAATTGGCCAGTTGACGTTCCACACGCTTCAAGGTGAGCGTAAACCATATAAGGGACGGTACGCAGACTCATCTGGTCCGGTGGCTTCCCGGATGTACTCGGAGTAGGAGAACTCCCATGCCCGAAGAATTCCCTCCATCCTGGGAATACTGGACTCCTAGCGAAGAAATGCAGGAGTTCTGGGAATCCCTCGAAGAGAGTGACGGATTCTCGCGATTGGGGATTGAAGAGCAGCGAACAGAACGGATTGGCGGGAACATCGGCTTTCGGTTTGGTCGTGGACGTCCCGACGCTGCTTCGGGAATCGTCACCATTCGGAAACGATTTGATGTCGTCAAGAAGACTCGTGAGGTTGTATTTCGCAAATGCGAAGAGTGTGGTGCAGAGTTTGAAGTAATTCCTCATAAGAGGATTTTTTTCTGTTCTAGAAAATGCTCTTGCCTTGCAAATGGACGGAGAGTAGGTGAACGGCCCCGTGAGCATACCAAGAAGCCTGTCGTGGTGTTGGAGTGTGCTTGGTGCAACCACCCTTTCGTTCAGAATAAAATTGATCAACGGTTTTGCCAGGCATCGTGTGCAGGTCAGGTTGGGAACCGCTCGCGGCATACCCGAATTGTCGAGTGTCACGCCACGGGCAGGGGCAAGAAGGGTGTCTGTCCCTCTTGCCAGAAAGAGAAGACAATCTTTCGGCGTGGTGTATGTCGGACGTGCTACAAGAATGTCCGCACGCGAGTCTCCTCCCCAGTGGCGAAGCGTCACAAATCGTGGACGGCTCGTGAGGCACGAGTGATGGTGTTGGGAGTAGCGGACGGACGCACACTTCGGGACATTGGTAAAGAGTTGAAGAGAACTCGTGCCCAGATGACGAATCGCTACACGAGGCACAAGCGAGAGGTTTCTCGAATGAAGTCGCCTACTCTCCAGGTCGGACAGCGGGTCACAATCAATGCCCCGGATGAGCCTGCCGTCCACGGATGTGAGGGTGTAGTCGAGAAACTGACCGAGTGGGGGGCACATCTTCTCATCAATCGACCTGTCCGGACTTACGACGCACCGAATCACACCCCGAGGTGGAGGGCGTTGTGGTCCGAAATGACTCCCCTGGAAGGAACTTCGATTCAGGCAGCAAGGGAAATGGGCTTCACCGGCGATCCCTGTACGAACTGTGGAAGCATTCGGGTCGTTCGGGTCGGAACCTGCTTACAGTGTCAAGATTGCCAGTCCAGTTCGGGATGCGGATAATTTCCCCTTTGTAAAATTTGCCTTTCAGCAATTCGTGTCCCATACTACCGATACCACATTTGTGAGGGGCGACATGCCGACCAAAGTTCCCATTGAAATCTTTTTCATCCAGAAGACGACAGCCGACCGCGACGAAATGAAGCGATGGCTGGAGTTCAAGGGAGTCAAGGATTACACGTTTCCCCCGCCGGAAACGGTGACTGACTCCGCGTTGACGATTGGTGTATCGGCCAAACGATGTTATTTAAGTTTCGATACGACTCAAAATCCGAACCTGTCGAAGGTCCGTTCTGACTGGGGCGAGTACATCGATAATATTCTCAAGACCGGCCACGGATGTTATGACTCGGAAACCGACGTGTTGACGTCTGCCGGGTGGAAGCCGTGGCCAGAAGTCACTCGGCAGGATTACCTGGCTACGTTGAATAAATCAGGCGGTTTGGTGTACTGCCGTCCGGATGCGGTGACCGCCGTCGATTACACCGGACGCATGTATCGGGTGGAAACCCGCGGGGTTGACCTGCTGGTCACTCCTAACCACCAGATGTATGTTTGCCCCACTACAACTAGAAACGGGCGCAAGCGTGAAGACTTTAAGCTGATTCGAGCAGACTCGCTTGACGCTGGCTCCCACGCTTATTTGAAATCGGCCCAAACGTGGGACTCCACTTGCGAGGTGGGATACCCGGCGGATGTGCTGCGGTTGCTCGGATTTTCAATCGGCGACGGGAGTTACGAGAGTGGCCTTACCGTTCGATTCCGGCTTCGTCGTCCCAGGAAAGTGACGTGGCTGTACCGGGTGGTTGATCAACTGAATCAATTGCAGCCGGGCGAGTGGGAAATTAGATACGACGGTACGGATCGGTACTCTTTGGGATTCCCGGCATCGTACCGTCATCTGTTCTCTGAAATCTACGCCGACGGCGAGAAGTGCATCCCTTCGGGGGTTTTGATTCAATCGTCGCGTGACGGGCTTGCTGGCCTGTTGGAAGGTCTGATGCAGTCAGACGGCCACGAAGGAGTTGCCGACGATTCTTTTCACACGACCAGTGAGGTTCTTTCCGGTCAGATCATGCAACTCTGTTTACACGTCGGGATCGCAGCTAACGTACGTAAAGTGTACGGACCGGAAGACCGGCCGACATCATACGGAACAAAGCCTCTCATTCAGATGTCCATTTTATCCTCCCGGAGTTTGAAGCCGGAAGTCAACAAGTACGCTGGTTCTGAGGGCCGGACTAGTTGGGTTGAAGACTGGTCTGGCGAGGTGTTTTGTGCACAGATGCCGGAAGACACGCAGCATGTTTTGTATGTTCGACGGAACGGATACCCGGTTTGGTGTGGAAATAGTGTTCTTGAGCACGCTGTCTACTCGTTTGCAATCGAGAACGTGTCTCGCATATTTACTGGGGAAATGAACAGGCATCGAGCGGGGTGGGCCATCTCGGAAGGTTCGATGCGGTTCATCCGGTTCGGGGAAAACATTCCTTACTGGGAACCGACGTACATTCAGGGATCAGCAAGAGAGGACGACGTCGCTAGGAACTACCTACACTGGAGTCCTTACGTGATCTTGGAATGTATCAGGAATGGACATGAGACGGCAACTCCGTTGGATGTTGAACACAAGAAGGAATTGACTCGGATTGTAATGCAACGTGCCTTTGGTGCCCAACAGGAGTGGTACAAGGTATTAGAGGCAGTCTGGGCCGACGAATTGAAACCAGAGTCCTCCTTCAAGCAGAAGAAGGAACTCACCTCTCTGTTCCGCCGTATCGTTGGGATGGGATGTGCGACAGGTGGTGTGTGGACGGGGAACATCCGAGCGATTCGCCATGTCATGACGATGCGGTGTGAGCCTGCTGCGGAGGAAGAAATCCTTCACGTGTTCAGCCGGATTGTCGTGGAGATGAAGAAGAGGGAACCAATGCTCATTGGTGACTTCGAGCAGGATGCAGCAGGTTTTTGGCGTCCCAAATACAAGAAGGTGTAATTTGCCTACTCCCAAGAGTCCGCAAACCACTCCTGAGTCAAAGTCAGGAGCCGTTGGTATCGATAAGCACGAAGGAAAGAAATACCTTCGGCTGATACACTCCGCGAAGCCTGACAACGTGAGACAGCCAATTTCTGTGGATGTTTACGCAGTTCTGGTTGCGTTTGGGGTGACCTGTCCTGCCCGTGCCCATGCGATCAAGAAACTACTCTGTTGTGGGAATCGTGGCAAAGGTAGTGAGTTGGATGACTTGAAGGGTGTGTTGGCGGCAGTGTCACGGGCGATCCAGTTGCAAGAGATTGCCGATCAGGAAAAGAAACAGTGAAGACCTTCACCCCGACCGATGAAGCCTGCCAGCTACTCCTTGAAGGAACTTTGGCCTTATCTGAGATAGAAGGACACGGAATACGGATTGATAGGGATTACCTGGAGAAGGCTCTCACGGACACGGCGGAACAGATCAAGAGCCTCGAACAGAAGATGCGTCAGGACGACGACTACCGACTGTGGTCCCGGCAGTTCGGAGACAGGACGAATCTGGCCAGTGCCGAGCAACTGGCGACGATTGTGTTTACGGAGAAAGGACACAAATCGAAGGTCAAGACCAAGAGTGGCAAGCGTGCGTCCGCATCCGAGAAAGCTCTGGAGGGAATCAACCTTCCGATTGTGAAGATGTATCTGGAGATGCAGCACCTTCGGAAAGGACGGGACACCTTCCTGGTGGGCATCCACCGAGAGATAGTGCAGCATCAGGACGGGGACTGGTATTCTCATCCTGTGTATCACCATAACGTTGTATCTTCATTCAGAAGTTCGTGCTCGGATTTTAACGTCCAAAATCAGCCGAATCGGATGCCGATGCTGGCTGAGATGATCCGGAAGTCCATGCTTCCGCGACGGGGGAACCAGATACTCGAATTCGACTACGCACAACAGGAGGTAAGAATATCCGAGTGCTACCACCTGGACCCGACGATGAAGGAATACATCGAGTCGGGTAAAGACATGCACATGGACGTCGCCAAGCAGGTGTTCTTGTTGGAGGAGAATCAGGTCACCAAAGCGATCCGTCACCTGGCGAAGAATCAGGTTACGTTCCCGTTTTTCTACGGCAGTTTCTACGCCAAGATTGCACCGAACGTGTGGGACATGATGTCCGATTTGAAGCTGAAGGACTCCACTGTTCTGCTTCGTGATCACCTTCGCGATAAGGGGATCGAGGAACTGGGCAATTGCGATCCACAGCTTTCCCCCATCAAGAATACCTTTGAAGACCATTTGAAAGAGATGGAAGCGGACTTTTGGGGTGAGAGGTTTCCGGTGTATGGTCAGTGGAGGAAGGACTGGGTATCTGCCTACCAGCGGGATGGGGGCTGTCAGTTCAAGACCGGCTTTATCATGACTGGTCCCCATGCCCGCAACGACATTACGAACTACGCGATCCAGGGGTCGGCTTATCACTGCCTGCTCAAGGCGATCATTACCATCAACCGAACGCTCAAGAAGTACAAGATGGGAAGTCGGATCATCGCCCAAATACATGATTGCGTGGTGATGGATGTTGTTCCTTCGGAGCGTGAAGACGTCATCTTCATCGTCCGGGATGCGATGGTTCGGTGTGTCATGCGGGACTGGAAGTGGATTAACGTGCCTCTGGAGTGTGAAGTCGAGTCTTGCCCTGTGGACCGAAGTTGGTTCGACAAGATGTCGCTTGTGGAGAGGGGCGGGAAGTGGGTTCCCGCTGATGAAGCCAAGTGGCAAAAACTTTACGGATCATGGGCGTGATGAACTGTCCCACTCACAACACCCGACTGATCGGACAGAAGACGCAGTACGGCGTTCGGTTTTATTGCTCCGTTGATGGGTGTACAGTGGCTTGCTGGTCTGGGTCGACATCCACCCCGGCTGATGAGCCGACTCGGAAACTTCGCAGTCAATGCCATGCCAAGTTCGATCCGTTGTGGTATGGAAAGAAGAAGTTTGCCAATCGGAATGAAGCGTACCGGTGGCTCCGAAGAGTGATGGATCTTCCCCGTGAGAAGGCTCACATTGGGATGTTCGACAGGGAACAGTGTGAGCGACTTCTGGTCATCATTGCGGAGTTGTCGTGAAGATTCGTCTACCCACTCCCGAAGAGTCCGTGGTCGTCCTGAACGAGGACTCCGATGACGTGCTTCCGCGACTTCCTTCCGGGTGCGTGGCCGCGTGCATAACCGACCCTCCGTTCAGCGAAAGAACACACAAGGGACATGACAGCGTGATCGGTCGGAGTCCCGGCGACAAAGGGTACGACGGGGGATACAGAAAGACGTTGGGCTACGCAGCGTGGACTCTCAAGGATATCGCGAATTTCGTTCCGGAGATGTGTCGGGTCTGTTCGGGGTGGGTTGTGGTCATGAACGACCACACCAACGCCCCGTACATCATTCGGCACATGGAAGAGGCGGGACGGTACGTGTTCGCTCCGTTGCCGTTCTTTCAGCCGGGGCGGGGCGTTCGTTTGAGTGGTGATGGTCCTTCTTCGTGGACAGACTGGATCATTGTCAGCCGCACCGCCAAGCAGCATAAGTGGGGAACACTTCCCGGTGGGTACGTGGCCGAACCCGGATGGCGTGACCGGAAGCACATGGGCGGCAAGCCTTTGATGCTCATGCGGCAACTGATCCGGCATTATTCCCGTCCCGGAGACATTGTTCTTGACCCCTTCGGAGGATCGGGCACAACAGCCGAGGCAGCAGTTCTGGAAGGAAGATTGTGTCTTATTATTGAACGGGAAAAGGAATTCTGCGACACGATTCGCAGCCGCGTGGCATTAGCACTCGAAGAAGAGTTCCTGCTTCCGGCGTCGGACTTCCAATCGAAGACGAAGGACGATTTGCTCGACGGCATGTCGGACCCGGAAGTGTGGAAGTAATCTTTTCAAAAAGTGATTTGCATTCGACTAGAACAGTTGTATAGTTCGTAACGGGAGTGAAGTTTCGATGGCAAAAGACGAAAGTGACGATCTGGATGTGCGATACCGTCCCCAGACTCTGGACGAGGTGGTGGGACAGCCGGAAGCTGTCGCCATCGTCAAGTCGTGGGGCAAGGACATTCCTCGCTGTGTGATGTTCCACGGGGGAACAGGAGGCGGGAAGACCACGCTTGCGGGCGTCATTGCCAGAGACCAAAAGATCAACGAGTTCGACTTATCCGAGGTGAACTGCGGGACCATCGCAAAACCAACGGAATTCATTCGTGACCTAGAGGATGCGGTTACGGCATCCGCCATCGGTGGCGGCAAGAGGATGTGGGTTCTGGACGAATTCCAGACCCTCCGTCGCAGCAAGGGGGCACAGGAAGCCTTCCTGATGGTGATGGAGCGATCACAGCCCCACGTGATCTTTTGCCTTTGCACCACCGAACCCAAGCAGATCCTCCCCACCATTCGGGGACGGTGTGTGATGGTGGGAATCAAGCCCATCAAACACGAAGACCTAGCTTACCTCGTCACGTACATCGCCACCAAAGAAGGCGTGGAACTCGATAGTCGGGTGGTCGACAAGATCGTGGAAGTGGCCAACGGGAGTGCCCGCAACGCCGTGAAGGAACTTCAGAAGGTCATCAAGATCACCGACCCCAAGCAGCGTCTGGCAGCAGTGGGTGGTGTGGGGGTGGAGCGGGCAGTGTTCGATCTGGTGAAGACTCTCCTTCCCTTCCAGGGCAAAGCCAGTTGGGGCGAGGTGGCGAAAGTCCTCGAAGACATCAAGGAGGAAGATCCCGAAAGTATTCGTCTCATGCTTCTGGCAACAGCACGGACCATGATGCTCAAGGGCGACAAGCGTTCGGAGATGGGCTACAAGGTCGTGTGCTGCTTCGACAAGCCGCTTTTTGATAAGGTATCAGGTCATGCGATGCTCTGTGTGGGGGCATGGGAAATCGTTCACAAAGCGTGAGGTGGGAAATGGATGAAGATACCAACAAAGTCATTGAAGAGGACACGCGATATTTCAAGGACTTGGAATTCCTTGTGGACTACAAGGTTTATCCGTATCGAATCGAGTTTTTCGTTTATCAGACATGCCCAACACGTGCTGCCGACTCTGATGTCTGGGAAGTTTGGTATCTCGGGGAAATGGGTCCAGTCAAGGACAAGAAAGACGCCGAGGTGTTTGCGGAAGGGGCGTTGAAATGTGATGGATGCTCTGACTGGGATTTCCACCCTGGCGACAAGGGATTGTTTGGGGACACTCAGGAGCAACTACGTTCGTGCAAGCATTTCTGTGGACGGAACGGTTTGCAGAATTTGGGTGTGCTTCTGTTTCAACTTTGGGATATGGGACAGAAGATTCCAAACTGGCGATTCTGAGGTGAATTATGTCAGAGAAATCCCTGCAGTTGTTGTCGGTGACTGTTTGTACACTTATTGTCATTTGTGTCAACTGGTGTATTTACGACGCACTTCCTTTGGCTGTGTATCTTGCTTGGTGCATCTTCACGGGGTTTTTGGCTACAGCAGGTGGTCTTCAGATTAGTAGTTTCCTTTGGATGGTGTTCTTTCGGGAGGTGAAGGATGATTGAACTAGAGAAGTACAAGAAATTTCTGTTGTTCTTCGGTCTGTTTGTGGTGTCGGCAGGTCTGTTCGGGTTCGGGGCCGCGAACTGGAATTGCTATTGCACTGGCCATGTACCGACTCCCGGAGTTAGTGATACCCCCGAAAGTTTCCAGATGAGAACTCTGGCATACATGGAAAAGAAAGAGCGTGCCCACAACGGGGAAGGGGCACAGGTTTCTTTCCCCCTGGCAGTCGGTCTGACTCTGGCGGGGATTTCGGGTGCAGTTTCCATCGTCGGACGTTTGCTGTGGGAGTATGGAGGATGACAAAGCCAATCGATAATCCGTTCCAGATCAACTCGGACAGGCTGGACAAGGAGCTCATCGAAATGCCTTCCCGTATCCGGGAGGCAGGCATTCGGGAAGCGGACGCACGGCATGAACATGCTCAGGCAAAGGCCCGATTGGAGGTGAAGCACGCCCAACTTCTGCTTCAGATTCGCAAGAACCCGGACAAGTTCGACCTGCGTGCCAAGCCCAACGAAGCGGAAGTCGAAGCCACGGTCGTGACGCATCCGGAATACGAGCGGGCTTTGGCGGAATTCAACCTGGCACGGAAGCTAATGGACTTGGCGGAAGCGGATACGTCCGCGTTTGAGTCCATGCGACAGTCAGTGGGTCGGTTGGTGGATCTGGTACAGATTTCTTACTTTAGTGAGCGTCCACCAGAGGCATCCACTCCAGAAGGACGCAGACGAATCAGTGAAGGAAGATCGCGAAGTGTTGAGGGAGACGGGATCGATTCCAGTCAGTAACGTGTTTCACAACCAAGTGAGGGGGATTTGTTATGGCGAGATCTCCTCGTCAGTGGGAAGTTGACGATGGCAAGACGGATGACGCCAAGCGTAAGAGCCGTGGAGCAATCGCCATCCCGAATGGGGTGGGAGTCTTCAAACCGAAGAAGTCTGGCAGTCACCGGTTGGACATTATTCCGTTCCTGGTGACGGACAATCGGAATCGGTTCGTGGAGGGGCTCAGGCGTTCCAAGAAGCCGGGTGTGTTGTTCCCACACCGGATTTATTGGGTTCACTACGGCATTGGAGTGAACAACGAGCCGTTCTGCTGTCTGTCGAAGAACTTCGGCAAGAAGTGCCCTATCTGTCAACACCGGGACAAGTTGCTGGAGAAGCCGGACAACGAGTCCAAGAAGGCAGCGGAGCGTCTGAAGGCGAAGGAGCGTCAATTGTGGCTCGTGTACGACAACGACGAGACCCACAAGGGCGTGCAATTGTGGGAGGTGAGCATCCACAACTTCGGTGCCCACATCGTGGATTACGTGGAAGGCTTCCGTTCCGAGAAGGAACGCGAGAAGCACAAGTTCTACTTCCACCCTGTCAGTGGTCTGTCCCTGAACGTCACCTGCAAGGAGGAATCGGCAGGGGATCGGTCCTACACGGACTTCCTGGTTCACTCGATGGTGAACCGGGAGGAGCCACTTCCGGAAGAACTGTTCGATCACGGCATTGACCTGGATGCGATTCCGGTGGAGGAGACCTACGAGCGTCTGAAACGAATCTACGAAGGGGACGATTACGAGGAGGAGGAAGGTGGACACGAAGAAGACAATTCCGTTCCTCCTCCGAAGAAGGAATCCCCGACCCAGAACGGTCAGTCCGAGAAGCCAAAGCCGACTCTTCCTCTCCCGACGCAAAAGACGAAGAATCGGATGGAGGAAGAGAAGACAGCGAGGAAAGACACGCCCCGTGATGACGGCAAGCCGTACATCTTCGCCACCGGAGACAAGGTGGTTGTAGAGTGGAAGGGGGAACCGATTACTGTGCCGGTC